CTGACATGGGCTCAAGCCGGCCGAGCGCATCCTCGGCGCCGGCCAACTTGGCAGGAGGGTTTTGTGCGTGTGCGGCTAAGCGCTTCGTCGCCGTCACCCTAGGAGCGGCCATCAAAGGACGTGATTTACCTGTCGCTAATTACTGCCGCTAATGTCGCTGGCGACTCCTTCTAAGCTATTGATTATATTGGTATGGCGGAGAGGGAGGGATTCGAACCCCCGATACGGTTGCCCGTATGCCGCATTTCGAGTGCGGTGCATTCGACCACTCTGCCACCTCTCCAAGTCTTTGAAAATATTTGCATTACGGGGCGGCGCCGCAAGACTAAAACCTCGTTTTGCTAACCTTTTTGCTAACAGAATTTTCCGAGCGCCGTTGTAGCGCCCGCCGCAACGCGTCGTCAACGCGCTTTCATGCGCGGCAACGGTGCCGCCACGGCTGCTATATCTTGTGAGGCGGAATTTTTTGCTGGCGCTGTTGCAGCGCCCGGCGCAGCGCGTCGTCGACGCGCGCCGCGGCATCCTCCTGCATGCCCGGCAGCACGTGCGAATACAAATCGAGCGTGATGCCGACGCGCGAGTGGCCGAGACGTTCGCTGGCGATCTTGGGATGAACGCCGGCGGCGAGCAAGTGCGTCGCATGACCGTGGCGCAGATCGTGCAGCCGGATGCGCGGCAGCGGCATGGTCGCCCGCGCCAGCCGCCACGCTTGGCTGAGACTGCGCGGCTGCATCGCTTCGCCGTCCTCGCGCGTATAGATAAACGTGTCATCCGATTGCCGGATGCCGAGCCGCAAGAGTTCTTCCGCTTGGCGCTGCCGGTGCGCGCGCAATTCCTCGATCACGGTTGCGGAGAGAGACACCGCCCGGCCGCGGCCTGACTTCGGCGGCTTCAAGCGCACGCCAGCCTTTGTTTGCTCCGCACTCTCGACCACAGACAGCGCGCCGCCGGCGAGATCGACGTGACGCCAGCGCAGCGCGCATGCTTCGCCACGGCGCAGCCCGCATAGGGCGGCGAGCATCACTGGCACGAACAGCCGGCTGCCGCGCAACGTCTCCAACACCTCGACAGTTTCCGCCATGTCGTAAACGAACATAGCGGCGCGTTCGACTTTCGGCGGATCGACGGCGGCGGCCGGATTGCGCAGCAGCAATTCCCAGCGCACCGCGTCGGCGAGCGCATGTTTGATAATTCTGTGCATGTAGAGAACGGTCGCGGCGGACAGGCCGCCCTTGCCGTCGCGCCGGCCGCTCGCCAGCGCCGCGCTATAGGCCGCGGAGATTTGCGCCGGTCGGAGCCTGGTCAACGGCGTGCCGCCGAGCGCCGGGATGATATTTTTGTTGATGATCTCGGAATAGCGCTCAAACGAGCGCGGCGACACCTGCGCGCGGATATGGTCGAGCCAGCGCGCGAAGAATTCTGCCAGCGTGGTCTTGCTCGGATCAATATAGGTGCCGCCTTCTAAAGCGGTGACCAGGCGCGCGCACTCGATCTGGGCCTCGCGCTTTGATCCGCGGAAGGAGTGCCAGCGCTGCTTGCGTTTGCCAGTGGCCGGATCGCGGACGTCGAGGACAATGGCAAATTTTCCGGGGCTGCGTTCTTTTATGTGACCTTTCATTTGTTTGTCTCCTCAAATTTTATGCCGAGCGCTCGTTGCACGTTGAGCATGGCGTACTCGCCGGCCGCTGCCCCTGCTGATATCGCTGTGATCGCCTCCACTGTAAACGCCGAATCGATGTGCGCCACGCTGGCTTCGATTTCGGAGCGGCTGCGCGGCTCGATACGGGTTTGCAGGAAGTTCCAGATCAGCCGAAAGGCGGCTTCGCCATGTTGCTCCGGCGAGCGTCCGACCAGCGGCCCCTCAGCGGACGTGTCGATTTTTCCCGGTGGTCGCAAGCGTTCCAGGAATGTGCCCAGCGCAAATCGAAACGCCTCGAAAACCGCTGGATCGTTGCGCCAGTCGCAGTCACGTCCATCTTTCGTCGTTGACTTACAAAACTCTGCGATGGTCCTAATCACATACCCGAGCGCGCGAACCGGATCGTCAAGCTCGCGGTTACGCTTGACCTCAAGCCCGAGTCGCAAAAGCCGCTCCGCTGCCTGCGAGATGGATTGTCGGGGTCGGGCTTCGGCGGCTTCGGCTTCCAGCGCGCCCCGCGTCTCCGCCGTGATCCGCGTCGAAAAGGTCGAAGTTTTGCCGTAGATCGGCTTGCGGCCGCCGCCGGGTTTGCGCTTTCGCACCATTTCCGTGGCCTTATTTTGTCATAACTTTTGTCATGGTCGCACGTGGCATTTGGCGCGTCAATGGAGTACGCGCTGGTAGTGATATTCGATAGGGCACGACGGAGACAGCGATGGCGAAAACCGAACTATCGCAGGCCGAAATCGACCGGCTGCTTAGCCGGCCGACGATCACAGCAGAAGAGCTCGCCGGAGTGATCCGCACCTCGCGCAACGGCGCCTACGATGCGATCAGGCGTGGTGAGGTCGAGACCATCAAGGTCGGGCGCAAGATCAAAGTTCTGACGGCGCCGCTGCGGCGGCAGCTCGGGATTGGCAATGGCTGATCCTCCGGTCATCGCGCTGGCATTGGAGCGCGAAATCGCCAGCTGGCGGCTGGCGTTCGGCGGCGTCGCGCCGGAGCTCGGCCGCGAGCTGCTCAAGCGGGCGGCAGAGTCGCTGTGGAAAATATTCGGCGGCGACGGCGCGGCGAATTGGAATGGCGCGACAGGATCGCGCGCGCTGCAGGCCGTCGTCGACGCGTTAAACGACTATGCCAATGCCGCCGGCATCGATCCGGACGCCGCGCAGGCGATCATCGTCGCGGCGCGGCCCGATGCGCCGGCGCCGGCAGCGACGCAAGCGACGGCGGCGCCGCGCCAGCGCAAAAGGCGCGACACCGCGCCCGCTGACGGCGGATCGCAACAGCCGACGATCAGAATTGTCGGTGGCAATTTGCCCCAAATCGTCGATGAGGCAGAGGTCGCGCTGATCGCCGCCGCGCCGGATTTTTATCGGTACGGCGGCCAGCTGGTGCGGCCGGTCCTCGAGGAAGTGCCGGCGGCCGACATGACGCGCACGAAAATCCATCGCCTGGTGCCGATCAACCGGCCGCATCTGGTCGACGTGCTCACCGCGGCTGCGCGCTGGGAGAAGTTCGACAAGCGCAGCGAAACTTGGGTCAGGGTTAACTGCTCCGATCAAATCGCGGAGACGTACCTCGCCCGCGAAGGGCGTTGGCAGCTGCCGCCACTCGTTGGCATCGTCAACGCGCCGATGCTGCGCGCCGATGGCTCGATGCTGGACCGGCCGGGCTACGACGCGCGGACGGCGCTGCTCTATCGATGCGACGGCGCGACATTTGGTGCGGTGCCCGATCGGCCGACCCGGCAGGACGCCGATCGCGCCTTGCGCCGCCTCGAAGATTTGGTTTCGACTTTTCAATTTGCCAGCGGCGCCGACGGGCCAGATCGCTCCGTTGCGATGTCGGCAATTCTTTCGGCGCTCGATCGGCGGGCGGTGCCGACGACGCCACTGCACGGCTTTTCAGCGCCCGTTGCGGGCTCGGGCAAATCGATGCTGGTCGATCTTGCGTCCGTGATCGCTACCGGCCGACCCGCGCCGGTCATTGATCAGAGCAAGGATGACGCCGAAACAGATAAGCGGCTGGTCGCGGCGTTTCTCCGCGGCAACCCCATCATTTCGATCGACAACATCGATCGACCGCTCGACAGCGCGCTGTTGTGCCAAGCGCTTACAACGGTTGGCACGATGCAGCTCCGCATTCTCGGCTACAGCCGCGATCAAGACGTGCCGAACAATGCGATGCTTTACGGCACAGGCAACAATCTAACCCTTGCCGGCGATTTGACGCGGCGCTCGATCGTCTGTCGGCTCGATCCGGGATGCGAGCGACCCGAACTGCGCGAGTTCAGCTCCGATCCAGTGGCGATAGCGAAACAGCATCGCGCCGAATTAGTCGCGGCAGCATTGACGGTGTTGCGCGCCTACTTCGTCGCCGAAGAGCGCGTGACCGTGACGCCCTTGGGCTCGTTCGAGGGGTGGTCGCGACGGGTCCGCGAGGCGTTGGTATGGCTTGGGCGTGCGGACCCTTGCGACACGATGGCGTCTGTGCGCCGGGCGGACCCGGTGACGGCCGTCCTCGGCATGTTGTTCACCGCGTGGCGGAGCAGCGTCGGCGTCGGTAAGGCGATCACCGTCCAGGCGCTCGTCGAGATGGCCGGCCGCGTCACGCCTGACGGCGGCGCCTGTTATCCCGACCTGCGCGACGCGCTGGTGGCGATCGCCGGCGAGGGGCGCGGCAGTGAAATCAATGTGCGGCGTCTCGGCAAGTGGCTGCACAAAAACGAAGATCGCGTGATGGACCGGTTGAAGATCACGCGGCGCGCCGTCAAGGCGCCGGCGGTGCAGTGGATTTTGCAGGACGTGTGAATGGGTTTCTGAGGTTCTCGTAGGTTTGACTAAGGCAGGCGCGAGAAGATGGCAGACAATTATAGGAGAAGGGCTGGGGCAAACCATCGGACACCCACGATACCTATGGGCTGCCAGCGTGCGCGGCCCGCACAATGTGAGAATGCGACCTGCGAGTTATACAATTATAGCGGGTCCTTCCGGCGCGAAGATCGCTTACGGGAAATCTTGTCGTTTTTTGTGTGTAGCGGCGGTGGTCCAATTATTGGTTGCAATGGGAAAAACGGGTTGAGTTGATGGACGAACCCGACCAACTCGACGGCCTTTGGGTCAGCCTTTCCGAGGTCGCCCGGCGCAAGGGCGTGTCGGTCGCGGCCGTCTGGAAGCGGGTTCAACGCTTGCTGCGCGACGGCAAGATCGAGCTGCGGCCGGGCCGCGGCCGGGAGCGCCTGGTCAATCTCGCGGCCTACGATCGCGCCGTCGGCGAGACGACGGACCTGACCCGCCAGCGTGGCGCCGACATGGCGCGCGGGCTGCCGCTCGACGGCGAGCCGATCGCGCCGCCTGCCGGGACTGCCGCTGGCGGTCAAACGTTCAGCGCGGCGCAACGGCAGTCGATGGTTTACCAGGCCGGCCTGCGCGCGCTGGAATTCGGCGAGCGCCGCGGCGCCCTGTTGCCGATCGACGGCGAGCACGGCGTGGCGCGGGCCGCGCGCGCTGCCGGCGACGCGCTGGTCGCTGCCGTCGCGCGCCTGCCGCTGCGCGCCGGCGAGCTGGTCGCCGTCGCGAGCACACACGGCGAAGTCGGCGTGCGCCGGCTTTTGAAAGAGATCGGCCGCGAGCTGTTGGCCGTGTACGCGAAATCTCTGAGCGAAATCGCCGCGTCGGCGAATGACGCTGACGGCGGATTTGAGATCGATCTACCGGAACCAACAGAGGAGGATGCAACGTGATCAGCATCATGCGCCGCCTATTTTCTCGTCGAGGCGAGCGCGGCGATCGGCCGTCCGTCAGCGGGCCGCTGATCGTCGTCAACATCAATTTTTTCGGTCTCGACGCGGCGCGCTCGTTTTTCAGTTTCTTGCGCCGGCGCCGGCGCGTACCGGCCAGCGAAGCGCCGCGCCGCATTTCGACACAATCGAGTTTCGTCGGCGGCGGCCGTTCGCGTGCCCTTTCCGAACTCGACGCCTGTATCCCGAACGAACCGCGCGGGTTCGATCGCCGCGCTGGGCCGGTCATCAATGAGGCCGAACCGGCGACCGAACCGGCGCCGCCTGTGCGGATTTTGCTCGGCCGGCCGCGTCGCGAGCGTGAATGACCGCCCTCGCCGCCATGGCTCGATTGCAGCGCCTTGGCGCGCACCTGGCGCATGGCGAGCCACTGCTGGCGGCCGACGCCGCGGCGATCGGCCGGGCGATCGAGCGATTTCTCGACGGCCGCGAGCCTTACGGCGACCGCGCGCTCTATGACCACTTGGGCATCGCGCTGGGAGCCGGCGAGGATCCGCGCACTGAGTTGCGACTTGAACGCCGCGACCGACTGCTCGCCGCTGGGATCGAGGGAGTGCTGGAAAAAAAGCTGGCCGCGCGCGCGAAAGAATTTCGCGGCCGGCAGTTGGAATATTTTCGCGGAGACTGGCGGCGGGACCGCGTCGCCACCTGCTGCCCCTACGCGGCGGGTACGGAACCGGCGCGCTTTTGGGAAATTCTGTGGCTTGATCCGAAGGTCCTCAGCGTCCGCCGCCTGCGCAAAATCGTCCGCGACGTGGCCGCCGAAGGGGGGCTTTCGGCGGCCAAAAAAATTAGCGACACGAAAGGCGGACAACGAGGCGATTCGGCAAAAACGGAGACGACCGATGGCAGCACTTTCGAAGGTGGAACTAGCACTGGCACAAGGCCGGCAAGACGACCATGCATCGCGGCTGCGGGCGGCCCCGTCGCCGCGGATGCTGCCCCGGCAGATCGTCGAAACCCTGCGGCGTGAAGGTGGCGATTATAGCGCAGCGCGCTTGATCTTTGAAAATCGTCAACTGGACGAGTTGCTGGCGGAGCTGGCGATGGTGAACGAGCGCGTTTTCAAGCTGGCCGAACGCGAAGGCTCTCTGAGGTTGGAACAAGAGATCGCCGATCGACACCGTGACATCGGCGCCGCGCCGAGTGAGCGAAAGTCGCACATAGCGGCCGACCTGGCGGAGTGTGTCGAGCATGCGACGGAGTTGCGAGGCCGGAGCGCCGCTGCGCTTCATGCCGCTGCCGGCCATCGAGAAAAAAATCACGCTCGCCGCCGCACGCGAGCGCGTTTTGCAAATCGGCGCCGACATCCGGGAGATTCAGGCGGCGCCGCATACGCGCGCCGAAGTCAAAAGCATGATCTCGGCATGGCTCGATGAAAAAGCCGCCGCGCCGGCGATCGGTCATTTCTTCGACCGTGGCCGCGAGGGCAGCGGGCCGTTTTTTTCTGGCGTCGAGGTCAATGGCGCCTGGCAACCGGACATGCTGGGCCTGATCCTGTGGCTGGGTCGCGACGAAATCATCCGCCGCCTGCACGCCGAGGCCGATCGGCTCGCCGATGACGCGGGCGCGCTGAGCGATGAGCAACGCGTCCAGAAGATCGAAAAATGCAAGGCCGCTCTACTCGACGCGGAACGCGTTGAGGAATGCTTAGCCTGGCAGGCATTGCAAGACGGCGCGCCGATCGTGTTGCGCGCCGATGCCGACGTGCGCGCGATCTTGTCGATCGCCTGACCACAGAAAACGGCGCGCGCTCCGACAACGGGACGACGGGCGCGCGCCGGGGACGGCGGCCGGCTTCGGCGGCAAGGTGCCGTCTCACCTCTTGGCGGCGGCGGCGGGTCTCCTCGCCGCCGCCGCCGTTGGCGCAGCCCCGCCGCTGGAACGCGCATGCGGCGGCGGGGCTTGCTGCCGAAAAACTCTGCCGATTCGGCAGAGTTTTTACGCGGCAGAATTTGCGCCGGCATTCGATCGGAGACTGGCATATGCAGATCGTTTTTCGCCACAGTGCCCTGGCCGTGTTCTGCGGCGCGCTGGCGGCGGCGGTCGAGCCGCCGGAGCCGCTGGCGCCGTCAGCGTGGGCGGCGCTGCACCTTGTCGTGCCCGACGGCGAGTACAAGGGGCAAAAATTTAACCCGGCACTGACGCCGTATTTGTCGGAGCCAATGGACCAGCTCGGGCCGGACAGCCCGGTCAATGAAATTGCGGTGCGCAAGTCGGCGCAGACGGGTTTCACCTTGATGCTGCTTGCCGTGATCGGTCATTCGATCGATTACGATCCGTGCGACATGCTGGTGGTGCAGCCCACCGACTCGACGCTCGCCGAATTCAATTCGCAAAAACTCAATCGCGTATTAGAGCTGACGGTGCCGCTGCGAAAAAAAGTCGAGCCGCAAACGTCGCGCGCCGGCCGGGCGTCAACGACTTACGAAAAGAAATTTGGGCATTCAAGTTTGGTGCTGGCGATCGCCACGTCGGCGCCGGACCTCAGCTCGAAAACAATAAAAAAAGCGTTCTGCGATGAGATCGACCGCTACCCCGTCGATCTCGACGATCAAGGCTCGCCTCTCGCGCTAATCGACGGAAGGCAAACCATGTTCAAGGCGTCGGGCACCTGGAAGCGCGCTTACATCTCGACGCCGACGATCAAGGGCGCGTCGGAAATCGACACCCGCTATGAGGCGGGCGATCAGCGCAAATGGCATGTTGCCTGTCCGGGCTGCGCGGCGGAGTTTGTGTTCGACTTTGGCAATTTCAAATTCGAGAAAAGTTACCCGTTCAAGGCGCACTGCGTCGCGCCGTGTTGCGGGACGATAATCGAGCCGCACCAGCGCGACGGCCTGGTGCGCGCCGGCCGTTGGATTGCGACCGCGCCGGGACCGGGCAAATATCCGAGCTACCACTTTGATGAACTGTCGTCGCCGTTCGTGCCGTGGAACGAGATTGCGCGGCTCGCGATCGAAGCCGGCGACGATGACCACAAGCTCAAACCGTTTTTTAATTTGCATCTCGGCTTGTCGTTTGAGGTTAAAGGCGACGCGCCGGACCATGTGCGGCTACTGGCGTTGCGCGAAGATTATCCTCGCCGGCGTATTCCGCCGCATGGCCTGTTGCTGGTCGCGTCCGCCGACGTGCAAGCGAATGCGATCTATGTGGAGGTGCTGGCGCTGGCGCCCGATCGGCAGAGCTGGGTTGTGGAGGCCCTGGTCCTCGACGGCGACACGGCGGACCCGGATCGGGGCGCCTTCGGCAAACTCACTGAGGTCTACGAAACCGAATGGCCGGATAGTTTCGGCGGCAAGCGGCGCGTCGATGCCTTCGGCGTGGACAGCGGGTTTCGATCGCACGTCGTCTATTCGTGGTGCCGCGGCCGGCCGGGCGCCTTCGCGCTCGACGGCCGCGCCGGCTGGTCGCGCCCGGCGCTGTCGTCGCCGTCGCTGGTCGATGTCGATTTGCGAGGCAAGAAAATCAAACGCGGCGCGGCGCTGTGGGGCGTCGGGGTCGATTCGCTGAAAGCGCAATTTTACTCTGACCTGCGCAAGCCGCGGTTGGCCGAAGGCGCGGAAATTGAGCCGGCCGGCGCCTGTCATCACGGCGCGTGGCTTGAAGAGAATTACTTTGTGCAAATCACGAACGAGTATCTCGCCAGCGTGCCGTACCGCGGGCGCACGCGGATGGAATGGACCAGGCGCGGCGACAATCATTTTCTCGATTGCCACGTCTACAATCTGGCGCTGGCCGATTATCTCGGGCTGTCGCGCATGACCGCTGACGAATGGGCGCAACTCGCCAAGCTGCGCGGCGCGCCGGCCGAAGCGACCGCGCCCGACATGCTGGCGCCGGCGCCGGTCAAACTTTCAGCGCCGGCGATGCCGCAAGCGCCGGTCGCGGACGTGCCGCCGCGCCGCGGCCCCGCGCCGCCGGTGCGGCGATCGAAGCAATCCTCGTTCCTGTCCTGATGCGAAAAGTTGCGGGACGTGGTACAAGTACTTGAGGATTCGGAGGCCAAAAATGACTGATGTTTTCCGGTTTTGGAAAGCGGTCGGACCGATGGATCGCATGCATCCGGCTGACCGCGACGTTCTTTCCCGAGTTAAGCACGGCTTTGATCTCAAATGCTTGCCGGGATGTTTTGGAGGGCCATTACGAACGGCACCGATTGTTCTTCTTTATCTATCACCGGGCTTTTCAAAGCAGGACCGTATCGAGGCCAAATCAAAGAAGGTCCAGAATTATTATATGCGCCGCAGGGCTGGTCGTGAGGCATTTCGCTCAGATGGTCCAGGATTCAAGTGGCTGACTAGTCGAACTAAGTGCTTTGGTCTTGATTGGAAACTTATTCGCTCAAAAGTGGCGGTGCTCAATATTGGCGCGTACCATTCAAAAACCTTCGCTGATGCTCCACTGCTCGCGGCTCTTCCGTCAAGCCGTGTGTCCATCGCGTGGGCACAGGACGTTTTATTCCCTCAAGCAATTGCTGGCGAAAGAATAGTGATTTGCCTCAGATCGGCTCGCTTTTGGGGACTTAAAGTGGGAGAAAAATACGGACAATCCCTCTATGCGCCCCATGTAACGAGAGGTGGTCATATGGAGCACAACAAGATGCGGAATCAGATTATCGAGGCGGTCAAAGCCAAAATTGCCTAGCCGCCGGAAATGCGGATCGCGGTCGACAAGCGGAGGCGAAAATGACCGTCCTCACCGTCCGTCAAATTCGCGAGAGAATTCGCAATTTGGACGATGATGTCGAGATCGATTTCGGAGCAACAAGAGAAGGCAAGCGATTGCTTTTTTATCGCTTCAAGGAGCGTGGCCCAAAACTGTTGCAGATCGAGCTAAACGGACAAGACCCTTAATCTCGCCAACCTCGAAATTAAAGCGCAGGTGCAGAAGGATCAAACAGATGACCGAGAACGATTCCGCGGATGCGCTACGGCGTGAATTCGAACCGCTCTTGATTTCACCCTACGGCTGCCACCTCAACGCCGATCTGTGTCGGCGCTACTGGAATTCCGACCGCTGGTCGGACCTGGCAGGGGAGGTGGCCTGCGCGACGGCATGGCTGGCGGGCGCTGCGCACACGAAGCGCGTGAACGGCCGGGCTGGGACTAGCTACGGTCTAAAACATAAGGCCGAGCGGTGGGGCAAAAAAAATGGCCTCGCGGGCTACGTTATGAACGGCTGTTTTTTGATGGCAGCGAAACGCGGCGGGTTCCTGATCGAGCCGCACGAAGCGCGCTACGCCGGCACACCCGAGGGCGGCAAAGGTTCGACCTGGGACTGCCATAACGCCTACATCAACATATCGCTCCGGCACCGGCCGCTGTGAGGTAGGAATTTCTACCGGGCCGCTAAGCCTTTGCCCCGCGGTCAATGCGTCGTCGGCTCGTTGTTCTCGAAAAAAAATGTGGCGGCGACCTGTAAGATTTGCGCCACGTGCATCAAGCGGCCCGCGCCGATATGAGCGGTGCCGCTCTCATGGTCCCGGACCTGCTGGACGGTGACGCCAAGCGCAGCGCCAAGTTCCTGTTGGGTCATGCCGAGCATCAACCGGCGCATTCGCACGCGGCTGCCGACATGCTCATCGGCTGGGTCTGGCGTCATTCGGATGCTGCTTCAACAGGGTCCGGTTGAAACGCGGTGCCGAGCTGCTCGCGTCCCGGCCGGGCTCCTATCATAGCGTATAAGCTATGGTCAACCAGCGCCCGGGCGTGGTCCATCGTTCCCGATGAGGAAGGTGGCACAGATTCGGCGGGTGTTAGCGAAAAACGTCCGACGCTTGAGAGACGCCAAGGGGCTCTCACAAGACGCGCTCGCCGCGGACGCCGATCAGCACCAAGGGCTCATCAGCGAAATCGAGAACGCGCACGCCAACGTCGAGCTCGACACGCTCGGCAAGATCGCCGCGGCGCTTGGCGTACATCCGCGCGAGCTATTCGAGGAATAGCTTCGATGCCCACCGGCGACGCGCTACCAGACTGGCGGCCGGGCAACGGCGCCGATCGCGCGGCCGGCGCTACCGTTACCAGGGCTGGTATCACTAGGGCTGGTATGGCGCCTCAAAACAAAATTCGGTCTCAATCGCCGATTGTAATTATTGCAGCGGTTGTAATTTTGCTAACATTTTGCTACGCTTTCGGTCCCGATTTGTCTCGGTACGGGCTGGTACGTCATCGTGCAGCAAACCGCGCGAGAGGACGAATAGCAAAATTAATTCAAGGATATGGCTGGTACGGCGCGGTATGAGAACAAACCCGGACTGAAGCGCCGCGGCGATTTTCGAGTGCGGTGCATTCAACCGCTCTGCCACCTCTCCGCAAGCTTGCGACACGGCCCGAGCGTTGTGGGGCTGTATCTAGCGGCGCCGAGGATGGGACACAAGAGCGGAGGTTCTAAAGCTCCCGCCCGAGCTTGCGGTCGAGCGAATATGGGCCGCCGCCGCGCAGCGCGATGGCGAAAGAGATCAGTCCCCACATCAGCGTGTATTCGTAGCCGCGCCGGGTCCAAGCGAAGCCGGTTTTCCAATAGATCAACGTGATGATCAGCAATTCGATCGCGGCAGCCGCGGCGAAAAAGCGGGTGAACAGGCCGAGGATGAGCGCAACGCCGGCGGTCGTTTCGACCGTGGTGCTGCTCCAGAACCATGGCGCCGGCGGAATA